GACTTTCGATTCACCAATAGATGCCACAAGTGATTTATACAAGTCGTCAGTGCCACTTAATTTGCCGTCTTTGTGAAGACTAATTGCTTCATTAAGCAATTTGGTCAAATTGGTCATAATATAAAAAGTCCTTTAAACTATAGATATATTATAATCTATATCATAAAGAATGTCAATAGTTTTTATACAACTTTTGGTGGAACTATTGGTCCAAATCTTTTTACTGCTTGTAGCTTATCTTCAGCTTCTGCTAATTTAGCTATCTCTCCGTCAATTGTCTCAACAGTTCCAGCATGTTCAGCTACTCCAACTCCATTTTCTAAAAAAACAGAAATGTTTGCTTTTGCTTCAGAAATCTGAGCTTCATACTTTCCAATTAAGGCATTAACTAATACTTCTTTAAGTGCCATAAGATTTATCCTCCTTTTAATGTTGGTAGAATACCATGATTACCTTCATGAGATGGAGCTGTCCATCCTTCAGGTTTCATAAGATCAGGTAATCCTAGTGGGTTTGGCCTGGCTTCTTTTACACCAGGTTCTTTAGCCATATTTGCTTCGAGAACAGAATCCCAAGCTTTATAAGGATCGACTCCAAAGGCATCGAGAGTACCGATTGCCACTACACAAAGGTCAACTAAACCATCAACGATTTCTTCGGAGTCGATAACTTTTTGAGCATTTCTTGTTTCAGTTAATTCCTCTTCCAAGAAATCAATTCTGAATCTCAAGAATGCCTTTAATTTGTTAATATCTGCATCTTTAATCCAATCGTGTGTTTTATACTTGGATTGCATTTCGTTGATATCTTTTACCCAATCTTTACTCATCTGGGTATCCTTGTGAAATGTAAGCGCCGATAAGATCAATTTGTTCATCAGTCAAATACTTTGCTGTAGGCCACATTAACGCCGATTGTGGACCTAAAGTTTCTCCTGCTTTATATGCAAGAAGTTTAGAAGTAATTTCATCAGCACTTTGTCCTTGTAGTTTAGGACCAAAACCACCTTGTCCTTGAGCTCCGTGACATGCTGCACAAGTATTCATATATGGTCTAATTTCAGTAAAGATATCATCAGCCGCGGATGGTTGACATGCTACTGCTAGACCTCCAATTAAAGTTGTTGCTAAAATGTTTTTCATAGTATGATTTCCCTTAGTTCCATAAAGCCACCAATTGATTCTTCATCAATTGTAATTTGAGGAAAAGTTCTTGCAGTTGGAAACTTTTCAAAAAACTCTTCCTGTGTATAATCTACATTAAGTTGTAGATATTTAAAATCTTTCTTCTTTTGTTCACAAAGCTGTTTTGCCATATTACAATAAGCGCAATTATCTTTTCCGTATATCTCTATCATAACTACACCAATTTTAAACCATGACCATTGCTCTCAGGCAAGGCAATTCCAGTTGTTGCTTCAAGTACTTGCTTTTTCAATTCATCGGCAGGTTCTACGACAAACATAACATGATGTTCACCAATAGTAACGGGTTGTCTTTTTGCATAAGGTACGAAAGGAACCATTCCAATTTTACCTTCTCCTGCCGGCACCAATAAGATTCCGTCAGTTAATGTATAAAAACCTTTATCATATACTACTTTTGCGACAATCTCCTCACCGGTTGAAAGTCTTACAATTTGTACATCTTTCATTGTTTTTCTCCTATAGTGTGGTCCATTATACCACAGTTTAATATAAATGTCAATAGTTTAACTGAAGAAATCTTCAATTGTATTTACCTTTTCTGCTGACCATCCAACTGCATCTAGGATTGACTGAATTGGGTTCAAGAATACTTTGTCAAATTGTAACTCGTAATCAATGTATTCATGAAGACCAAGTTGTTTAGGTAATAGGCCGGGAACCGATATAACATTTTCTCTTATCGGATTCGGCACTTTAAGATAGAGAAACTTGACCTTATCTCCACCTTGTATTGTCTCAAACTTTTTATCAAGTCCTTTCTCTTTAAGGAAATGATTATACATAATTGCACCACGAACGTGCATAGGACAACCTTTTCTATATAAGGCAGTCTTATCTTGATACTTTTTAATATTATCAGTGCCTGAAGTTTTTGCGATAGCAACAGGATCAAGCTTGCGAAACTTTTCGCGGAAGTCTTGAATAAAGTCCTGGGTTGTCTTTTCGTCGGTATTCATAATAACCTCAAAACATTCTTTAAGCTTTTCTCGACAAACTTCAGGAGTTGAAGATCTTACTGATTCCAAACCTGTAACCGATATCTTAGCAGTATCATAATGAACTCCTTCAGAGTTCAATGTATTTAGTATATATCTTTTCTTGGCAACAAAAATTCCACGGTGAGCAATCTTTTCGCGTTTCATTACCATTGCATTACGATAAGTACCTAAATCAGCAGCAAGCTTTTCATAACCATCTTCGATAATTTGCTCAATCTTTGTTGAACATACTCTATCAAGGAACTCTTCACCTTTGTCTTTATCAATATCAGTTGTGCCAAACACTTCAGTAATTAGTGGACCAAAGTCAACATAGATAGAGTCAGTATCAATATAAATGATATAGTCAGCATCGTCAGTTCCAAGAATTTTATTGAAATAATCGTTAACTGACTTTTGAGCATAACGAATAGCCAACTGACCGCTTGTTGTAATTGCTTCGGCCATTTCGTTAATATAATATAAGAAGTAGATATTTGCCGTTGCTCCATACAAACTGTTCATGGCAATCTTAATTGACATTTGCGAATTATGAAGTTGATTAATTTCGCGTTTTAGCTTTTTCAATTCAGTAGGATCTTTTTCAATCTCGAACTGTTGTTCAGCGGCAATCATTTGCTTTTTGATAACAGAACGGTTATTATAATATTCATCAATGATTTCAGGAATGATTCCAAGTTTCTTATTTGAAAAGCAAACTCCGTTGGCAGCAACTGATACATCTTTACGATCATTTTTGTATTCACCTTTAAGCACCATATCTTGAGTTACATATTCACGATCATCAGGCATATATGTTTCAGGCGACATATTGAATTGCAGCATCAGATGAGGATATAGAGAGTTGAGGTCAAACGATACAACCCAAGGATGCATTCCAACTTTCGGATCTTTTACATAACCGCCGACAAGTTCATTTCCTCGCATTCCTGGTCCACTTTTTAACGGAGGAACAACTTTGTCTTTCATTAACTTACGATAAATTGTGGATTCCCAAATACCTACAGTTCCAAAGGCATCTCCATAATTAACTCCACCGTCATAAGCAACTGTCATAACTAAGGCAAGTAATCCAGTTTCTTCTTCAAGACGAGCAATCAGTTGAGTATCTTTGAGGTTATAGTCCAAATATAATTGTGGATTCTCATCGTATAATCCAGTTAAAGAACCGTATTCAGAGTAATCAATTTTCTTTTCACCGAGAACAACATACGCAATATGATCTAATCTATATGATTCTTGAGGACCATACTTATAACCAAATTTCTTAAAGCAATCCATGTAGTCAATTACAGCAATGCCCATAATAGAATATGTTGAGTTGACTTTGCCAAATACTTCTCGACTTTGCTTTTTGATTGATTTGTGTGGAGATAAACGTTTGGCAGTTTCTTCTCCGAGCAAACGGATGATCCTCGTAACAACATACATTATGTCAAAGTATTCAACGTTCCAACCTGTTACGATATCAGGATAATCAGTTGTCCATAATTTAATAAAGTACTGAAGCAATTGAACTTCAGAATCAAACTTGACATATTGAATCTTGTCTTGAGGAATGTCCGTTACTGTTTGTGTCTTGTCGTAATCTTTTTGACCAAGCAGATAGTAAATATCAGATCTTGAACTATGATAAGCAATCGACGTAATAGGGTTGTCAGCTTCGTCAATATTAGCAAAGCCATCACGAATGTCGACCTCAATATCAAACGAAACAATATTAACATGACTTACATCATATGCAACCTTTTCAGGATACTCTTCTTGTATGAATTGTGTAATGTAATTTGTTGAGCCAAAGATCTTCATACCGTGAACACCTTTGTATTCCTCGATAAAGTTTTTAGCTTCCCGCATATCGCCAAACTTATGTGGAGATAATGGTAGGCTTCCTTCTGTTAAGGACGTGTATCCTTCTTCTCCCGACTTCGGCGTATGAACATATAGTGTTGGTTGAAACGGTACACGATACGAGAAACGTTTGCCGTTTTCGTATCCACGATGTAGAATATTATTTCCGTATCTTTCAACAGATGTATAGAATTTAGTCAATGCCATATTGCCTTTTAGTTTGTACCATTATAAACTAGTTGACACACAATGTCAATAGGTTTATGCTGCGAGCTCAGAAAAGTTTTTGATCTTCTCGAACTTGAGGTTGTTCTCAAATTTCTCAGCAAATTGGTCTCCGCGGTGTGATATTACAAAGATGTTATCATCAGAGTTCAATC